TCACGTTTATGAGCATCAGTGTAGACAAGTCCTAATTTTGCGAATTCATCACGCAAATTATGCATGTTGAAAAACGTAGCATCTTCTGTAACAGCAAACCTATTATCATCACCTAGAAATCGTGCAAAAACACACGAATCATAAGATAAAGCTAATTCGAAAAGGTTAGTGAAACCAGAAAGACCAGATTGTCGTTGAGCCAATACTAAATAGACGTAACGGAAAACCAATTCATTGAAAAATGAGTTACCAACCGCAGTCATGAAATTACCAGAACACCAAGAAGATGTCCAATATTCCATAAGACCACCACGAATGTGGCAAGATTGGCAACAGGATAACAACCAATTTCGACGGATGTTTCCGTTAAGTTTCCCTTTAGGAGAACCTGAGTGATAACCTTCTCTCCCAAAAGCATACTCAAGTGCACTCCATGTATTTTCGATAATGGTCGAGTTCATTCTTTTGTCCCAACCACTATAATCACCTGCACCATGTCGATCTTCACCGCCAAACTCAATAAATTTCTTTTCCATATGATCCCAGTCTAAAACAGGATTATAACCAACAAGAGTTGAGTTAAACCCAATTGTGCTTTTAACAGCACGTGCCAAAGGACCATAATACATTTTCCCTACAATGGTGTGGTCCATTGCAGAACCAGAAATGAAACGCGGGAACTCAACCTTCTCAGGCTTTCTAAGTTCAGCTTTCAAGTTATCAGTAAATGGACAGAAGGGATCTATGTCATTAGCAAAACATTCAATATTATGTTGAACTTTCGCTACCAACTGTGGGAACTTATTAGTAAGCGAAGTGGTACCATCCGAATTTCTGAAGAAATAACTCTTAGTCGTTTCTCCACGAGCATTATACGGATAGCCCGGTGATGTGGTAGTATCATAAGCTTTGATAATACCATCAGAAGTTCCTTCAATAACCTCCTGTAATGTGAGATTACCCATATCACATTTCTTGAACAATTTACGTAACTGTGTGCCCATAGCTTTAACAGTCACGTCCATCAATTCTTCATCAATGAGACATGGAATATCCTCATTGTAGCCAATTCTAGCATTTGGGAAATACTTTGAATCAACTTTAACAGGAACTTTAGTTGGCGGAGGAAAATCCTCTGAACAACCCTCAAATTTAATGAGATCTTGTTTCATGAAAGTAGAAACCCTTTCAGGAGCAATTGTGGTTTCACCTGTATGACATGCTGCCGAATAACCATTCACTTGGTCTAAATTCAGACCAATTAAAGGCTCTTCAAAATCGGGCCATTTATTTAAAAACTCCCGGGTGTCAACCACACCATCTATTAATGGTGAAGCCAACATCTCTTTAGTAAGTTTGACCGCATAACCATACTGTCCACTGTTACCTGCTGAATGCAAACCAACAATCTTCTCATTGGACATTAATGGAACACCACAACAACCCTTACGTGTGGCAATAGGATAACGCAGACA